CTTCGGCTGGTGATCACTCGATCCCCATCGCTCCCCGTCTTCCGGGCGCTACCTCGTACCCGACTGATGTTGTCAGCCCGCTTGACATCTTCAACCGTGCTGCTACCAAGCTGGACCTTCAGAACGTCCCGCATGAGGGCCGCTGGGCCGTGGTTGACCCCACGTTCCTTGAAGTCCTTCGTGACGAAGACTCGCGTCTGTTCCAAGCTGAATGGGGCAAGACTGGTGGTCTGCGCAATGGTCAGGTGACTGACACCCCGATCCAAGGGTTTAAGCTTTACGTCTCGCGTAACCTCCCCAAGGTTGGTACTGGCCCCTCCACTTCTGGTACGGCTAACCAGAACACCGATTATGGTGTTATTGTCTTTGGGACCAAGGCTGCTGTAGCTACTGCTGAAACGATCAACAAGACTGAGACCATGAGAGATACTAACACCTTTGGTGATCTTATCCGTGGTATGCACCTTTATGGTCGTAAAATCCTTCGTCCTGAGGCTCTTGTTACTGCCAAGTACAACGTCTCGGCCTAATACTAATTAAGAGAAAAAGGATTTTAAATAATGGCTACTAAGACTTCTGCCTTTTACAAAGATAATAGGCTTATGGCGGCTGCCTCTCCTGAGAGAGTTCGTCGTCTTGATGCTTATATCGACTTCACCGTAACAGCTAACCAGACGGCTGCTGCGGGTGACGACTTGAAGCTGTTCTCGCTTCCCGTTGGTTCGGTAATTCTGGCTGCCGGTATTCAGCAGATCACTGCTGGTAGTGCTGGTAACACCTACCTTGCTCGTGTTGGTACTGTCAACATGAGTAGCACTCTGGCATCGGATGCTGCTGTTGGTGTTGTCACCACTGCTGCTACCTATGCTCTTGACGGTAATGCTGGTACTCTTACCATCCCTCCGTACGTCCTTGCCACGGCTGCTGATTTTAACCTCCTCAGCGCCTCGGCTGTTCGTGCTACTGGTAAGGTAAGGGCATTCCTGATTTATCTTGAGGGTGTACCCCCGGTTGCGACTCCGACACTTGCTCAGAGAGACCAGAGCCTCTAAAACTATTAATTGGAGGGCGAGGCTATTTCGCCTTGTCCTCCTTTTTTCTTAGCAAGGATGAAAAATTGAGTTATGACTTCCTGACATTAGTTAACATGGTTAACGAAAAATTAAACGAGGTTCCTCTTACTTCGTCCACATTTGCTGAAGCTTCTGGCGTGTATTCTGATAACAAAAATGCTGTTAACGTCGCCATTAGGAATATTAATACAATCTCTTTTGAATGGCCTTTTAACCACGTAGTTAAAGAGCTTGTGCTCACACCTAATACAGTTAGGTATAATTACGAAGTAGATTGTAAAAGCATTGCCTTTAACACATTCAGAGTTAAGGGTGATGACACTTTAATGAATAACACACAATCTCTAGCTGTTATGGATTATGAACAGTATCTAAGAGATTGTAGTGACATGGAATATCGTCCTACTCGTTACGCAGCTCTTCCTAAAGCTGTTGTAAGAACCCCTACTCTACAGTTTGGGGTTGTACCCCCTCCTAATAAAGCTTATACCCTAGTGTACGAGTATTATAAACTTCCTCTTGATTTAGTGTTGTACAGTGATGTTCCAACTATCCCTGAGGTATTTAAGAATGTCATCTTTGATGGAGCTATGCAATATGCATACATGTTCAGGGGTGACGTAGAAAATGCTGCATTAAGCAAGTCTATGTTTGATGAAGGTAGAGAGTCTATGAGAACAATCTTTATCAACAGAACAGAATACGCTAGAGATTATATGGTTTGGAGATCTAGATAATGCCTACACAGTGGTCCACTTTCCCCGTCAAGTTCCAAGGGGGCTTAGTTACGAACAAGGGTCGCCTTGAACAAGGACTTCAGGCTCTCGGTAGTGCCACCCTTCTCCGTAACTTTGAGAGTAGTATCCAAGGTGGATACAGTAAGATCTTAGGATACAGTAAATTCACCCCTGATCCTGTCCCTTCTAGTGGACAGATTGTAGGAGTGGTGGTGCTGTCAGAAGGTTCTGTTCTTGTATCCAGAGGAGGTAATTACTACCTCTCTACAGGCTCTTCATGGGCCTATAAAATCTCTGCAATAAATACAGGGTTCACTGAAGTAAGGCACGCTTTCTTCAACTTTAACGGAAACAATAAAGTAATCATTGTAGATGGGTTAAATTCCCCCCTTATTTATGACATAACGGCAGACTCAGCAGCTTATGATATGGCCGCCCCTGCTGATGTAGTTGGGGCTTCTATTGTTGTTAAGTTTAAGAACCACATATTCTTTGCTAAGGACAACCTTTTAACTTTCACTGTTCCTTACGAAGAAACTAATTATGAACCCGGTGATGGTGCTGGTGTTATTAATATTGGTAACACTATTACAGGTCTTGTAGTCTTTCGTGAAGAGCTTATTGTTTTTGCTGTAGACTCCATCTACCGTATCAGTGGTAACACTGAAGCAGATTTCCAACTCAATCCTATTGCAGATAGAACGGGTTGTCTTTCTCACGACACTATTCGAGAAATTGGTGGTGATATTATTTATCTTGGCCCTGATGGTATTCGTTACCTCTCTGCTACTGTAAAGAACAATGACTTTGGGTTGGAGAGAGCTTCTGGCAATATCCAGAATGAAATCACTAACCTTATCAGTGTGACGAATAAGTACAGTAGTACTGTGCTTAGAGCTAAATCTCAATACAGAATTTTTACATACGAAGGTAGTGTCCCAGCTTCTAACACAGAAGCATATAGTGCTACAATGTTTAGTGACCAGAACGTTTCTAAAGTAGAGTGGTCTCAATTAAGAGGCTTCAAAGTTTACGCTATTGACAGCAAACAGTTTAATGATAAAGAGATTATCCTGTTCTCCAGTGATCAAGATTACATCTATCGTATGGAAAGTGGTAATAGTTTTGACTCACAACCTATTGAGTGTGTGTTTGAGACTCCCTTTATGCCTCTTACTGACCCCCGTATTCGTAAGACCCTTTATAAGCATTCCCTATATTCCACTACAAGTGGTGTTTTTAACCTCACCTGTGGAATTAAAATAGATTATAGACAACCTAAAATCATTCAACCCTCTATTTTCACTGTGGGTAGTACTAGTTTAGGTGGAGCTGTTTATGGAGATAGCGGGTCTCTTTATGGAGTAGTTGTCTACTCTGCCCCTGCCCAAGACCTGTTTGTTAACACAGTTGTGGGTAGTGGTCTTACTTTCGCTCTTCGTTATTTTGAAAATAGCACAAACCCTAGTTTTAACTTAGATTATGCAGTGTTAGAGTACCGGACAAACGAAAGACGATAAAATGAATGATATTAAAATAGCTTGTAGATACAAGCAGGAGGTGTGTTATCACAGGCTATATTAGACAAGACGTATCTGACAGCATTGCTAATGGTAATGTTGTAGATGCTACAGCGTTAGATGCAGAGTTTAACGGACTAGCAGCCGCTTTTAGTCCTACCACTGGTCATAACCATGATGGTACTATTGGTGGTGGTGGTCCTATCACCAAGCTTGGTCCTACTCAGGACCTAGTTGTAGGCCCTACTGAAGTGCTTCCTAAGACAGATAACGTCTTAAGTTTGGGTAACAACAGTAAAAGGTTTAAAGACCTGTATATTGCTGGGACCATTAACGTCCCTCTAGCTTCTATAACCTCTCTTACTGCTACTACACTTATTGCTACAGATAAAATCTTTAACAAAGCTGGTGGGACTGGCCCCAACTACTCCTTCACTGACCACACAGATATGGGGCTTCATTACTTCGCAACGAGTAATAAAGTCTCCCTCTTTCATACAGGGGCTCCTAGGTTAAGCATTACAGAAACTGCTGTAACTGTAGAGGGTGGGGCTTCATTCACTGGTAACGGTGGTGGTCTTACTTTCTTAAATGCTACACAGCTTACCACAGGTGTTGTACCCTCTGCTAGAGTTGTTGGTAGTTACCCCTCTATTACAGGTGTTGGTACCCTCACTGTAGGCGCTATTGGTAGCGGCTTTGGTAACATCAACATTGGGTCTTCTACATTTACTGGTAATGGTAGTGGGCTTACCACTCTTAATGCCTCTGAGCTAACTACTGGTACAGTCCCAAATGCCAGAATTAGTGGTAGTTATAGTGGGTTTAATATCGTAACAGCAACCACTGTTATTGCTAGCACCGTTCTTAGGGTTGGTGATGGTAGTGCTGCAAACCCTAGTATCACCTTTGCTTCAGATACGAATAACGGATTGTATAAAGACTCTGGAGATACACTAGGATTTACCGCTAATGGTGTGTCTAGAGCTACTCTTTCTAGTGCAGCTTTTACTACTACATCCAGCGTAGACATTACAACTGGTGGTGTGTTTAATGGTGTTGGTAGTGGTATCACTACTTTGAACGCCTCTAGTCTTTCGTCTGGTACTGTGTCTAACTCCAGAATGGGTGCTACTAACTACTCCCTGTTATTCTCGGATGGTAGTGCAAACTCTCCTTCTATAGCTTTCGGTGGAGACACTAATACAGGTATTTACTCTACAGGTACTAATGGTATTGGCATCTCTACAGGTGGTACTTCAAGAGTTAGCATTAACAGTGCTGGTAACGTCACAGTAGCCACTGGAAACCTTACACTAAGCTCTGGTACTTTCAGTGGTAATGGTAGCAGCATTACAAACTTGAATGCTGATAATCTTTCAACAGGCACAGTTGCTATTGGCTTGTTCCCTGCTACTGGTGGAGCAATCACTTGGGTGTTAGGTAGAACTGCTGGTGGAGATGCTGGAGATGTTGGTACATACGCACTACTTTCTCAAGCTTCTAACACCACTACAGATATTATAGCTGGTACGAACTACGCAGGTAGTGGACTTAGATACGCAGGATCTTACGCTAACGGAGTAGGAGCTGCTTCAAGCTCTACAGAAACTTTAGGGGGTACCCCTTCGGGTGCTTGGAAAGCTATGGGTAGTGTTATTGTTAACGCTTCTCGTATGCGTACTACCCTCTTCTTAAGAGTGAGTTAAATGATAAATATTTTTGGATATACTCTAACTCTTGCAGAATTTCTATCTGTATGCACTGTATTAACAGTGGCTATAGGGGTTTACTACAAGCTTTTGGGTAAAGTTAATTCTATCGAGAAAGAAGGTATGGAGAGATCCCAAAGTTTGGAAAAATTACATGGTCAATTTAATGACAGAGTTGCTCCTCTTGAGGCTCAAGTAAGCATTCAAGCACAAAATCACGCATCCCTAGCTGCTACTCTAGCTGGGGTGCAACCTCAATTATCTTCTGTTAGTAACAGATTAGATACTATTATCGCACTCATGCTAAAAGATAAGGAGAAATAAATGGACCTTTCTAAATTAGTAGCGGGTAATGAGAAATTTTTAAGCCTTCTTTTAGGTGCTATTATCGTTTATGTACAGGCTACTCAATATATCCCTGATGTAGATTTAAAAAATCTTGTTTCCGCTGTACTTGTCGCTTGTCAGGGTTGGCTTGCCACAAACACTCCTGTTGACGATTTACATTCTACGGAAATTCCCACCGTCCCCACCTCTGAATAAGGACTATTAGTATGAGAAAGTTTGGTGGCTTCACTGAGTCCCAGATAAAGGCTATAGCCGATAGAATGGGTTATAGTGGAGATATATCTGGATTTAACGAATATTTAACTTCTAATCCAGATAAAATGGCTAAGCTTTCTCGTATGGTAGATACGGCTAAAGCTCATGTTCAGAAATATGCTAAAGGTGGGCTTATTGAGATTAAGGCCCCTGTTACAGGTAAGACCATAAGAAAGACACAGTTTGATCCTGCAACAGATGATACTAAGAAAACAGAACAAAAGAAACAAGTAGCTGCTCCCGCTAAGCCGCCTGCTAATGGCCCTGTACCCTCTCCTAGAGAAACTCTTTCTACTGCTATCAATGCCCCTGAAAAGGCCATTACTCAGACAGAAGTAGAAAAGATTGACACGAATAAAAATCAGCTTATTGATAAGAATAGTGGACAGCTCACTGGAGCTGATCCTAAGGCCACTCAGGAAGAGGCTGTAGCTAGTACAGCTAAAGCTGCTACACAACCTGATACAGAGAGAGTTAAGACCTCTCTCACTTCTGATAAGGTTAACGCCGCTACAGAAGATATGCAGGGTGTTCATGGACAGGTAAGTGAGAATTCTCAAGTTACTGCTGCTCAAGCTCTTCCTTCTGCTGATGCTACAGTACAAGGACAGATGTCTAAGCTGTTAGCTCAGTTTGAAGGGGAGAACACCCCTGCATGGGCTGCTGGTGCTCTTCGTAAAGCCAACGCTACAATGGCTGCAAGGGGTCTAGGAGCCTCTTCTATGGCAGGCAGTGCTACCACACAGGCAGCTATGGAGAGCGCCCTAGGCATCGCTGTACAGGACGCTGCGACCTATGCTCAGTTCGAGATGAAGAACCTCGACAACAGGCAACAGGCTGCTGTTATAAATGCTCAGTCGTTCCTTGCTATGGATATGGCCAATCTGGATAATGACCAACAGGCTATGTTGGCTAAGACACAGCTTCGTACACAAGCCCTCTTCACTGATGCAGCGGCTGCGAATGCTACTAAGCAGTTTAATGCTACAAACGAAAATCAGGCTAACCAATTCTTTGCTTCGTTAAAGACTCAAGTTAGTCAGTTTAATGCCGCTCAGAGGACTGCTACAAGTCAGTTTAATGCTGATCAGAGCAATCAATTGGACATGTTCAATCAAACCATTAAAGATCAAAGAGATCAGTTTAATGCTCAGAACCGTTTGATTATTGATCAGGCTAATGCTAAGTGGCGTCAGACTATCGCTACAACGGATAACGCTAATATCAACGAAGCTAATAGACTTGATGCTCAAGCTGCTACAGGTCTCACCACTGCTGCCTACAACAACATTTGGCAGACTCAGAGAGACCTTATTACTTTTGCGTTTACGGCTGGTGGAAACCAGAAACAGAGAGCACATGAACTTGTAGTGAGTAAGCAACAGTCCAAGGATGCTCAAGAAGCTTCTCTTTGGGAAGCTGCTGGTACCTTTGTTTCAGAAGCCCTTAGAGGCTGGGAGTGGTTATGAGTATTTCTTATAAGAGCCTTTTAGATCAAATGAGAGCAGAAGCCACTACTCCTGTAGAGGCTCCTGTATTAGCTAAGAAGAACTCCTTAGTCCCTTCTCGTCCTATGTCTTCTAACCCTGTTCCAGAGAATGAGTCTTATGATCCTGTGGCTCTTGCCACTGAGTGGATGAGGGTTATTAAAACAGGTAGTCAAAAGGCTAGAGAACGTGTTGCTGTTAAAGAAAAAGAAGATCCTGCTGTAGCCCCAGTGATTATCAATCAAGTCAAAGAAGACGAGATGGAAGACCCTGAGATGGCGAAAGAAAGGTCCATGTTCGGAGAAGGTGACGTTTCAGTAAGTAGTAAGGGTGGTGGCAAAACCTTAAAAGATCTTTCAAAGATTAACACCTTACAAGATGCTGTAGACGCTACAGAGGCTGGTGGTAACTACTCTACCCTATTTGGTCACTCTAACAGTAGTAAGTTTGCTAATGTAGATGTGTCAAAGATGACTATTGGTGAGCTGAAAAAGTTTGCTTCTCCTAGTGGAGAGTATGGTCAGTGGGTGAAGGATAAGATTGGTAGAGTGAGTACTCCTATGGGTCGTTATCAGATTGTAGGAACTACTCTAACCAGTACAGCTAAAGCTATGGGTTTACCAGATGACACAGTGTTTGACAGTAGCACTCAGGATGCAATGTTCTCCTTCTTAGCTCGTCAAGCTACTAGTGGGGGTAGTACGAATGAAAAAGTTACCAAGCTTAGAAAAGAGTGGGAAGGGTTGAAGCAAGTCCCTACTGCTAAACTTGTAAGTTTAATTAGACAACAAGAACAGGTAGGATAATGGCTGGAAAATTTAATGCTCCAATTCCCGGTGAGAGTTTAACAAGAGAGCCGGGCAACTCCCCTTGGGAACAGCCCCCTCTTTATGCTGATGTTCAGCAAGCTCTTGCTTTTCATTTAAAGAACCTTTCAGATCCTGACAGACAAGATGATGCTATGTTTCTACTGGAAAGAGGCTTTCCTCTTAATGTGCTAGTAGACAGTATGTGTGAGTTTGCTGTTATGAATGGTGTTCACACTATTGACGTTAGTATGATTATCAGTCCTGTAATACATGAATATCTGCTCAGCTTAGCTGAAGCTCAAGATATTAAGGTGAAGGAAGATGATGGACCAACTAACGAGGAAAAGTTCTCGGAGAAGAAAAAGAAGCGTCTTATCTCTATGTTAGAGAAAGAGCTTGGAGAGAGCGAACTTGGAGAAGAAATTGCTCCTGAATTAGGGGCTCAGGTTGCATCAGATGCAACTTTAAATAAAGCTCCTGACGCTCCTCCTCAAGGGTTGGCAGAAGAAACAGCTCCTCCCCCTTTTATTAAGAGGCCGTAAATGGATGCAGCAGTAACTGGGTTTCTCACTGGGTTTCTTAAGAATTCAGCCGGGCACATTAAAAAGAGAAAAGATGAAGGAGAGGAGTTCTTCTCCAAACAGATGGAGCTTGCTCGTACCAAAGGTATGGAGAACAGGAACAAGAGACAGACTGAGATGAACGCTAGTCTCACTGTAGCTAAACAACTTGTTCAAAAGGGTGTTCCTAAGGATGTAGTGATGGCTATTGCCAACCAAAACCCTGAGGATCTAGGCTCCTTCCAAGAGATTGTTAATAAGCTAGAACTAGAAGGCACCACAGTGAGTCCTGAGTTCTTTAGAAGTATTGCAGAGGTTGGAGGGAACTTCAAAGCTCCTGATGAGGATCTTGGTACTTTCTTTGATCGTATCTTTCGTCCTCTTGCTGATAATGTTAAGAACTCTCCTGAAGATTTTGAAAAAGACCCCAAAGGTAGTGTGTGGGCCACAATGATGGGCTACAATGCTATAGGTCAAGCTCAAAAGAAGTTGGACAACACTACAATCATTGATGATCAAAGTGCTTCGGACGTACTGGCTTATAACACCTCTACTGAACGAGCTAAACCCTATGGTGACTCCACTGTTAACTTTAACTACGGAAACATTGGGGAAGCTTCCAGAGCTGCTGAAGAAGCTAACAAAGGCACTAAAGAGCTTTCTCCTAATGAAGTTAAACTTATTAACGAACAGTTTGATACAGTTGCAGAGAGCGAATACAACGAAGCTAAGAAGAGTATTCTAAAGTGGAACCAAGAGAACCCTGATAAACCTGCTAAGGAAGTTCCTTCTGGCTCTTGGGATAAGAGTCCTTTTGCAGATGTTATCAGAAAGAAAACTGCTGCTCGTATTAGTACAGAGATGGGATATAGTATGGAGGATCTAGCTCAACTTCCTCGTGTATCAAGCCCTGAAGCTTTTGATGCTCCTGCTGCTCCTACTCCTGAAACCCCTACTCCCACTACTCCTACGTCTGGTATGACTAAAGAACTCCCTAATGGAGATGTCTTTGTTAAAGAGCTTGGGAATGGTGTAAGTGTTTGGAGAAGGAAGAATGGAGACCTCTATAAAACTTCTAATGATAAAATTCTTGAGTACTTGAATAAAAAGAAAGCTCCTGTAGCTAACTAAAAGGATAATTGAATGGGACCGTATGACAACATTCCTGACGGACAGCCTATGGATGACGAAGAGGAAACTGTACAGACGGCCCCTATTGTCCCTGTTCCTGCTAGAATTGAAGCTGCCACTGTTAAACCTATAGCAGAGTCTCCTGTAATAGATATACCTCAGGTCCCTCTTTCTTCTCCGTCCCCTGCTGCTCCTGTAGCAGAAGATGACATCTCCAACATTCCCGATGGGGAACCTATGGATGATGTACAAGAGGTGGCAGAGAGTGAGGAAATTCCTGATGGAGAGCCTTTAGACGAAGGTGTAGAACCCGGTACTAAGCAGGCTATAGCACAGTCTCCTGAAGATTACGATAAAGTAAGACGTTACATGATTGAGCGTCTTGGTTATCAGTGGGCAGATAGACCAGCAGAAGAAGTAGTAGATGGGTTTGTAACTCATATGCGCTATTTCGGAGCTAACGACTTCACCACCTTAGGTGAACTTAGGTACAACATCTCTGCTGACGATAAACAGAAGGTCATCATTAATGACGCCTATTCTGTGTATGACAAGCTCAACAGCTTCCTCACCAATGATGGCACTAGTGGTGCTATTGGTGGTATTGTAGATTATGGTGTAGCGACTCTCCTATCACCCTCAACGTATTTAGGTGGCTTAGTGGGAGGTAAGGTCGTCACTAAGGGTACTGCTCAAGCAGCTAAGATGGCTATTAACAATGTAGCCAAGCAAGCTTTAGTCACTGGAGGGAAGGAGAGTGCTTTAAAGATTATTAAAGCCTCTGCTTCTCAGCAAGCCTTGAAGGCTGCTGCTGTAGCCACTCTTGTAGATATTCCCACTAACGTTGCCATGGATTACATGTACCAATCTGCAAAGATGGAAAGTGGCTTCCAAGAAGACTATAGCCTCACAGAGGCTGGGATAGCTGCTACAGCCTCATTAGTGGGAGGGGCTATAGGTGCAGCACCCCATATCACTAGGGGCCTCACGGGCCTTTCTGGGGCCTCTGAGACCATATCCCAAACCAAGGCTGCCAGAAAGGCTGCTAGCCGTGGAGTAGCTGGTCCTAAAGTAGCTGAAGCTGTAGCTCAGAATGTCAACAAGCTTACGAAGAGTATGAAAGATTGGGCTGAGGTTGTTAGGTCTGGTCAGGTTACTAACCCTAACATGCTTGACATGAGTGAAAGCACTAAATGGTTCTTTGATAAGAATGATCCTAACTCCATCTTTCGTATCATCCACGACAGTGGAGCAGACTTAGATCTGTCTGACGATGTAAGATTTACTGATCAATTATTGGATTATGCTCGTAATCTTCCAGAAGAAGATTTGGCTAACATCAACGAAGCCCTAAAGCCTATGGGCCTTACCTTCGGAGAAACTCTAGATGTAATTGGTGCTATTCAGAATAGCGCAGGTGTAGATCTTAACCAAGCTAAACAAGCTAAACAATATGCTAAAGGTGTGTTTGCAGCTTCTGTAAAGAAGCAACAGGTTAATGGAGTTATTGTGGGGCTTAGTCCTGATCTCACTGATCAGACAGAAGCTGCTGCTTCTCCTCAAACAGCTAAGTATGTAGCCTCTCTTTGGAGAAGAATGCTTGTTAGTCACCCGGCTACCACTGCTGTTAACATACAGGGTTGGGGACAAGCTTTTGCTATGGACACTATGGCCGAGATTATCCATGGAGGTACTCTAGGTAGTGCTGGGTTAGCAGGAAAGATTTTTGGACAAGATTGGGGAGGTAAGTATCTAGCTCAATCTAAAGCTCTTATGCAGAACCAAGTATATAAAGCTAGGATGATGTTAGATCCTTACGCCACTATAGAAGGGTGGGATGCATTAATTGCTAATGCTCCTAAGAAGATCAAGAAGTCTATCGAACAGAATATGTTTGGAGGGGTTCAGGAGAAAGGTGCACCAGAGCTATTTGGCATTAATCCAAATAATAAAGCAGTTAAGGGTGCGGAGTGGGCAGCGGATAAAGCTGCTAAGCTCACTCTAATTAAAGCTCAGGATGTCTTCACTAAAACCTATAGTGGCATGGCTGAGCTTGATAAGCTTTCTCGTCTTAATTATGGAAAAGGTTTAGATCAATTAGTTAACGAAGGAAACTACCACCTCATCACTCCAGAGATGTGGCAAGGGGCTGTCAATGACATGCTCAAGCAGACAATGAGTGCTGACTACACTAAAGGTACAGGAGCTTTAAACTCTCTGGCTAGAATGGTAGAAGGGTTGAGCAATGCTCCATACATTGGGTTTTTGTTTCCTTTCGGAAGGTTCATGAACAACAACATTGCTTTTGCTATTGAGCATAGTCCTTTGGGTCTAATCTCAATCGGTTCTGATATGTACAAGAACAAAGGCAAAGCTTTCAACTACACCTTAATGGAAAAGACTAGCAAGGTTATGGCAGGTAGTTTGGCACTAGCCACTCTGTTTAGTTATGCTAAAGACCATCAAGATGATGGGCTACAGTGGTACGAAAGCGAACAATCTGATGGAACTGTCCTTAACAGACAGAACCAAGCCCCCGGAGCTTTGTTTAGATTAGCTGGTCGTATGTCTATGCTTATTTCTGAGGGAGAGGGTGTTCCCCCTGAACTGTGGGACGAACTTAAAAACCAGCTTGGTTATGGAAACATCAGCAGGCAGATTGAAAATGGTAATGCTCTCTCTGATGTTGTGGACTATCTTAGTAGTCCTGACAGTGCCAATAAAGCTGATCTTGAAGCCTTCATAGGATTTGCTGGACAACAGATGGCTAAGATTGCTGTAGGCTTTACTCGTCCTATTGAACCTTTCAATAGAATGCTAGGGGCTGAAACTGGAAGTGATGTACAGATTGATCGTAAGCAAGCTTCTACAGCTAGCGAAAAGATTAGTCAAGAACTCACTAGATACACAGGAGCTTTCTTCGCTCCATTCTTTGGTAATGGAAAGACAGAAGAAGGTGTACCCACTATGGGTATTCCTGCTAGAAGTGCTACAGGGCCTAAGGGTGATATCAGAGACCCCAACCCTACTAGTGGACTCTTTGGACTTAAGGAGGAACACACTAAACTCCCTATTAACATTTTACTAGGGAAGGTAAATATTCCACCATTCACATTAGAAAGTAGAACAGCTTCTCCAGAGTTTGATGCTTTTAGAGATACTACTATTCTTCCTATTTTGAATGCGAAAGCGAAAGCTTTAATGGATGGACCTTTATTCAATCGTCTCCCTCAATATCAGAAGGTGGCGGAAGTGAATAAGATTGTTAATGAAGCACAGGAGGAAATTCTAAAAGACATTGATGCAGGATATCTTGGAAGTGTTGACGAACAAACATATAACGAAAGAAGGAAGTGGTCCAGTCTACCTGAGTCCGACCGTATCTCGGCTAAGAATGAATACGGAATAACCAAGGACGATAATGATTTATCCCTTGGTGAAATACAAGTGTTAAAAGAGTACATTAAACAAAAAAATGAATTCTACAAGTTTCTAAGACAATAATAGAAACAATTAGGCCCTGCTCAGCAATCAAGCTGGCAGGGCCTTTTCTTTTGTCTTATTAATTTAGCGAGGATATGGAGGCTATACTCCCACGCTCCCGAAGGACGTGTCCCCTAAAAATGGGCTGATGAGCGCGACTCATCTTCTCCATGTAAACATTCATGGATTATGCATGTACTTTCGTACAGAGGGATCTAGCCCGCCTTATTATCAATTAAGCATCTACATCAGGCCATAAAGGCATCTGTCTTTCGTCCTTAATGTCAACTACCTTCTCTTTTCCACATTCACGACAAATGTAGATATCTAATGTACCAGACTGTGTACAGATATAACGCCAGTCATGCTCACACTCTTTATTCACTTAAAGCCCTTTCTGATACCAGTGATCCTTTTATACAAAGACCCACTAAGGATTTTACTAATAGTAGCCTTACTAACTTCATATTCTGTTGCTAAAGAGGAGGCTTTCTCCCCCTCTTTAACTCTTTTTACAATACTTAATACATCATTGATCATAAGCTTATTCACAGCTACGAATTCCTGTTTTTGGATCGTAATAGCAGGCAGCCCCTCCACTCTCGTTAATAAAAGTGTCTGGAACTTCTTCAACCTCTACAGCAACATCTTCTACAGAAGCTGCTGTAAGAATGCCTGCCCGTTTACCACTAGCTCTAAAAGTAGTACAGCCGCTAGCACCACCCTCATAAGCTAACATATAAACATCCTTAAACTCATCCCAAGTTACATCGTCTCCAACATTACAAGTCTTGGAGCAGGCTGAGTCGATGTAGTGAGAAGCAGCAGTGAGAACCTTTACGTGATCAGAGACAGGAACATCAGCACTAACACGGCCGTTAACACCAAATACTCTAACTCCGTAGTCTTCGATCCTTTCGGTCTTTGGGCCATCAAAAGTTTGAATAATCCTGTTATAATCCAAGCTAAAAACAGGCTCAATGCCACTACTAACATTGTCTGCGGATATAGAAATGGTACCAGTAGGAGCAATAGAAAGCAGATGACTGTTCCTGAGCCCATGTTCTCTGATACGATTTCTAATCCCCTTAGGGAGGGTTCTAGCAAATTCACTCTTAAGAAGTTTTTCATCATAGAGTGGGAAGGCCCCTTTCTCAATAGCCAAGTCTACAGAAGCGTTGTAAGCTCCATCTCTAAGTTTAGTTAAGATGTTTGAAAGTTCCTTAACAAACTCATCACTTCCGTACCACTTGCCCATAGCTTCAATAGCATTAGCTACACCAGTGACACCCAGCCCCATTCTTCGTTTATCTTGAGCTTCCTCTTTATGAGCTTCAAGAGGGTAGACACAACGATCAATGATATTGTCCATTGCTCTGACGACAATAGGGATGTCTCTCTCAAATCTCTTATAGTCAAATCTCATTAGAGGGTTATACTGAGGCCCCTCATCGTACCCCATAATTCCCCCATCAAGCATATACTTGGTGAGATTGAAGCTACCTAACAAACAGGCACCATATGGTGGGAGAGGCTGTTCACCGCATGGATTTGTAGTGGTGATGTTTTCACAATACCAAAGATTGTTCTTCTTGTTTATTCTGTCGATGAACAGGATACCGGGTTCTGCCCAGTTCCATGTGTGACGGAGAAGTTTGTCCCAAAGATAGCGAGCCCTAATTGTAGAATAGACACGGCCCCCAAAAACAAGATCGAAATCTGTATTAGCTTTGACAGCATCCATGAACTTATCCGTGATACCCACCGATATGTTAAAATTGGTGAGCTTAGTCTTGTTGGCTTTAGCCTCGATGAACTCCTCAATATCTGGATGATCAACCCTTAACACTCCCATCTGAGCGCCCCTACGATGGCCCGCAGAGGCGATAGTCTGACACACAGCATCATAGATGGTCATGAAGCTAATAGGGCCACTAGAGCGGCTGTCAAGGCTCTTGATGATCTCTCCTCTGGGACGTAGAGTAGAGAAGTCGTAGCCAATCCCTCCACCCAACCTCATTGTTTGAGCAGCCTCTTTAGCCTTCTCCATAATGTCGTTCATGTCGTCATGGATAACACCAGAGACGAAACAATTGAACGGTGTAGTAACACGAGGAGCACCCATAGCTGCTTGTACCCTACCTGCTGGTAGGAACCTCATATCTAGAAGGATCTCCCTAAAATCTTGGTAGTGTTGGTTGTCATCTTTTAAAGCATCAGCTACACGGTTCATAGCCTCTCTAAAAGTTTCTCCTCTTCCCCTGTATTTCATACTATGGATTTCCTCGCTAATGCCTAGCGAGGGTCCATATTTTTGTTTTTCATCATGCATGTTTTAATCTTCTTCGTACTTTGGGTCTATTCTAATCTTATTGAGTTCTCTTTCAAGGTCTGTCAGTTTTATAAAAGCTCCCTTATTTTCTTTAAAATTCCCTTCCTCATCTTGTTGTAGGATTAGAAACTCTAATACTGGCCCATCTTCTGAATTAAGGTCAAACCTAATATCTAGATGATATGACATTTAATCAATCAAGTCCTCAAAGCAAGCTGGAATGTAGTATTCACTCTTTAAGATCTTACCATCATCCCTTCTTACAGGCACCCTTTCTGGCCCAATCTTGCTCATATTAGATGAATGAACACGATTAAAAGCTACATCAAAGATGTCATCAAAGGAGAAGGCTAAGATAGTGCCACTAAGGACGTACTGTAGATCACACAACTCCTTAAGGAGGGCTTTCCTGTCTTCTTTAGTGATGGGCTTACCAACACCAAGCTTAAACATCACCATAGCGATTTCATGCTTAATCTCTTTAAGCTCTTCTTCCATAAGCTCATAACGAAGATGGGCTACATGAGGGTCTGTCCAACCTTCTCCAAATCTAGGACCAGTGGCCTTATCAAATTCTCTTACTTTATCCTCACGAGTATCGGCTCGCATCATTCAAAATCCTTTAAATTGTTAGCAATACGTCTAGCCCAACCTTTACCAAACTTACCCCATGTTGAAAGGTTAGACATAAAAGTCAACCTCTCTCCTAGATATTTAGCAGTTAGGATGTACGGATCTTCTTTAAGAACTGCTGCCAATGAGAGCGGGCCGAAAACACCATCATCTGCCACCCCTGCCGCCCGTTGAAGCCATCTAACACTATTACCCA